GGTTCCTCCTCCGATGAGCTTGGCCTGTTCAAGAGGTATGGCTCGCTCGTAATACGCAGCCTTGGCTGCCTTCCGCTCCGGCGTCCTCTCCTCACCACGATGCACGATCGTAAGGTCTGACATCAGCAGTGAGGGCGAGAACGCGTGAGTCGAGCGCATCGGATCGCCGGCCAGGTAGCGCGGCTCCGATCCTTCGTACACCTTCACGTTGTAGTGCGTCTCCTCGCAGGTGATCCCAGGGAGCGCCCGGAACAGACGGCGGATCGGGGAGCGCCCGCCCCACGCATCCACGATCGTCAGCTCCGCCACGTCCAGGTCCGTCTCCTGCAACTGCCCCCTGGTCCCGGACCAGACATCCCGTAGGACCTCGTCCGCGTCCAGGACCAGGAGCCAGTCGGAGGGAGTGGCGAGGGTTGCTGCCAGCGCAAGCATGGCAGCACGCTTGGATACCTCGCCCTCCCACCACTTCTCCTGGGGGACGTGGATCGTCCACGCCATCCCCAGGGCGTCCGCCGTCCGTGCGATCGTCTCCGCCTGGATCGGTGCTGATCGGGCTTCCACTGTCGGATACAGCCCGTATGCACCGTCGAAGGCGATGACGTCGCTGCAGAGCTTGGACATCGACGCGACGCACGCCGCCAGCCAGCTCGGTTCCTCGTCGAACCAGGACAGCAGACCGTAGACGCGCACCCAGCCCCCTTAGAACGACGGAGGCGTCAGGCCGGTGATCAGGAAGGTCGCGTTCACGTACCGCTCTGCCGTGAACGCGATGTACCCGAACACCTGGATGCGGACCTGCAGGGTCCCGGACAGGACCTCCTCGTAGACGCGGATCGTCGGCGTCGGACCCTCGAACAGGTACAGGTCCTCACGCCGGGTGATGATGATCCGGTCCTCGTTGGTCGCCGCGCCGAGGTTCGTGGGCACGTTCGCATCCTTCAGGATCGGCAGACCCTGGATGCTGTAGTTCACGTACCCCTGCGCCGGCGCGGCACCTTCGCCGCCGACCCCGAACGGGTTCACGGCGACGGGCACCGGCACGACCAGCGGACGGGACTGCCCGTCCAGCGTGCCGAGGAACTGCCCCCAACGACGCGGGTGGAACACCGCCAGCGTCGCCGGCAGGAACCGGAGCGTGTCCACCCTCTGCACCGCGTCCGCGATCTTCGGGTAGATGCCCACGGCCGTTGCCGTCGCCGCGATGGTGTTCGACGCCGCTGCCGCGAGGATGCCCTTCACCCGGCCGCCGGAACCGGGACCGTTGATGATCTCGGAGTCCACCTGCAGCGCGTAGGCCGCCGCGAGGTCCTCCCCGATGATCTGGTCCAGCCCAGGCTCGGAGCGATCGAAGGCCTGGCGGCTCATGTCCGTCTTGGCCGTGATCGTCTCCAGCGTCAGGTTCAGGACGTCCGTCACCTGCGAGTTGTCCGTGACGGCGGCACCTTCAGTCGCCTGCACCGCCGCGGTCGCGCCCGTGGTGATCCGCGGGAGGTTGAAGGACACCCCTGCGGTCGGGAGCGGCCGTGAGCCGATCGCGTCCGCGAGCGGGCGCGCTGCCCGAGCGAACGAGGTCCACTCATCCTGCAGGTACTGCGGGGGCACGAAGCCGACGCCGGAGCCCGCACCCGTGGTCATGGCGTACTGCTCCCAGGTGCCGCGTTCGATCATCGTGTCCTTGACTTCCTTGCCGTGCCGGTTCAGCCGTGCGGCCGCGGAGGTGTCGCCCTTCACGGCGGACTCCACGTCCTTGAAGAACGACGCCGGCCCACCACGCCGGTAGGTCGCCGGCTCGTTCACCCGACCGAGTGAGAGCGCCGGGGGCTTCCCGTCACTCTGGGGCTCCGGCCGAGGGATCTCCCCGATCGAACGCGCCATCTTCTCCTTGCGCCGGAGGGCTTCGGCCAGCTTCTCGACCTTGGCCGCGCCGGCGTCGAACTTCTCCTGCAGCTCCTGCCGCTCGACCTCGCTCATGTCCTCGTCGAGCTGCAGCTTGGCCTCCATCTCATCGGCCTCCTGCAGGGCAAGCTCCAGCGACTCCTGAAGCTCGGGTACGTCCAGAACCTTGCTCATAGTGCCTTGCTCCTCTCGATCCACTGCTTCACCTCATCGCGATGCACGGCGAGCTTGTGGAGCTGCTCCTGTCGCCACGTCGCGAGTTCGGCTGCGCCCTCAGATCCGCCCTCATCCGGGAGCGGCGGCTCCTCGCCCACTTGAAGTGCGGCGAGCTTGGCCCCTACCGTCTCCGGTAGGCGACCTTCAGCGATCGCACCCTTCACCAGGGAGTAAGCGACCGCCAGGGACGTCTGAGGGAACGCCCCTTGTGCGGTGACCGTGACGTCGTGGAGGCTGCTCGCCTTCAGAACGGTACGGGTGATGGATTCGTCATCCTCCACGTCCCACCGATCCTCACCGATGTGCAGGGCGATGGAGCCCTGGTCGATGTCGCCCCGCTCGAGCGCCACGCGGAGGTCCTTCGCGTACGTGTAGCCGCCCACCTTCGCCTCCATCAGGAGGCCGGTGTCATCAGTGGTCAGGTTCAGCGTGCCGTTCTTCGTCCGCGCCAGCGGGTAGCGCGTGTCGTGGTCCCAGACGAAGTGGACATCCAGCGCCGGATCGGCCAGCGCGTCCTCCAGGGCGTTGCGATCCAGCACCGTTCGGAACCCGCCCATGTCATGCGACGGGACGTTGAACACCGCCGCGTAGCCCTTCACGTTGAAGGCGTGCGATCCGACACCGGGCTGTCCTGAATCAGCGAAGGTCCAGTCCTCCAGGGACACGCCGACCTTCATCTGATCGCCGTCATCCACGAGTGCAGCGAGTGCCGCGTGGTCCGGGTTCATGTGCGCCTCCTCGGTGTTCGCGTAGAGCGCCGCCATGTGCCGCGCTGCCTCCGCCTTGGTCCGGTGGCACTTCTCGATGGAGCCGTCGGAATCCTTGATCACGCAGTATCGACTACCGCGTTGCTGGATGTGCCAGGGCATCAGGGCACCACCGGCTCCGTCACCTTCCCGTTCGGGGACTCGGGGTTCGGTGCGCCGCCCACCGGGGTGATCTGCAGGGAGTCACCGTCCGGGTGCAGCGGCAGGTTCTCCTTCGGCCGAATGTCGTTCGCCGTCAGCCAGCCGCCCTGGATGCCGTCCTTGTACGCCGCGTAGCGGCTCTGGATGTCCGGCTTCAGCACCGCGTCCGCCAGGAACTCCGGGAACAACTCCTCCCGGTCTGGGAACACGTCCCGGTCGCCCCAGAACGCCATCTCGATCCGGCGCAGCCGTCCCGCGAGGTCCACCTTCAGCAACCGCTCGAAGTCATCGCCGGCACCCTTGGACAACGTGGGGTCGAGCAGTCCCATCGCGCTGATCCCGAAGATCCGGCAGATGTCCTGGATCGCGAAGTTCTTGGACTCGATGAACTGCGCGTCCTTCTGGGGGAGCGTGAGCGGCTTGATGTCGCCGCCGTCGCTCACGACCGCCGGCCTGTAGGCGTTCGCGCCCGTGTGCTGCAGGACGAAGCGATCCGCGATCTCCTGGCCCTCCTGGTCCGTGATCGGGCCGGGGACGACGATGGCGATCGTGGTCTGGGCGTTGTTGTTGAAGAAGCTCTGCTCGAAGGACTCCCGGCCCAGCGCCGTGCCGAACGTGTCCGCGTACAGCGCGATCGGGCTGGGAGCCTGATCCGCACCGAGGAAGGCGGTCCAGCCCCGGATGTGCAAGATCTGCTTCGTCCCGTACGTCTCCTCGCCGCCGCTCACCCGGATCTTGAACACCTTCCGCCCGTCCTCACGAGCGACGCGGACGATCGCGGGGTCGATGACCCAGAACTGGCAGTCCTCCTCGTCCTGGATCGGCCGGCGCGTGATCGCCTTCCAGATGTAGGCGTTGCCGGCGATCTCGATGCTGGTCGCCACGTCCTGCATGAACTCGAACGCGGACTGCTCCTCGTTCGGCTGATCGTGTAGGCGGTGCCACTGCCAGGTGTCGCGAGCCTTCTCGCGCTGCTCCGGCTCCCCTTCGTACACGCAGAGCGGGATCGAACCGGTCGTGTTGGCCACCAGGCTGATCACAGCCCCAACCGCGGGCAGCCCCACCGTGGTCTGGAGGGTGACGGGCGTCCCCGTCAACACGGGAAACGCCCGCGGCCAGGGCACCTGGGAGGAGGTCGAGAACCAGTTGTCCCCGCCGCCGAAACGCCACCAGCGCGTCAGGACCTCACGTAGCTTCGGTCGGGCCACTCTCGCCTCCTACGTCCATCTTCGCGAGGTAGGAGCCGCCAGAGGCCTCCCGTACCGCGTACGCAAGCGTGTCCACGAAGTCATCATGCCGCCCTGCGGGGAAGGCCAGCAGCTCCTCCTCCAGATCGCGCCAACCCGGCGTGCTGGCCGGCGGGAACCAGATACGTCCCTGCTCCATCCGGGCCGTGGCCGGCAGAGCGCGAGCCACCTTGTCCTTGTCGGCGCGGATCTCCTTGATGGGGAGGCCCTGTCGGTTCGCCTCCTGGATGATGGACATCTGTCTAGTGGCGCGTTCCACCGCCAGATAGCCGCCGTGGGTCTGGAACGCCCGCCGCATCTGCGGGATGATGTCCGGTCCCTCGAAGTGCCCGCGGATCACGTCCAGCAGGATCAGCGTCTTCTGCGGCGTGAGCGCCCAGCTCGAGATCACGGTGTAGTCCGCGCCCTCATCCAGGGACCACGCGAGGTCAACCGTATGGAACCGCCGGCACTGATCGTACGGAACCGCCTGCTCGCCCAGCAGGAACACCTTGTCCTCGCCGTCGAAGCGCGTGTAGTAGTGATTCAGCCAGTCCGCTCGGAACATCCCGGTGCCGGCCGAGATGAACTCCGCGAGGTACTCCTGGCTGAACACCAGGGAGGACATCTCCTGACGCGCCAGCTCGATGTCATCGGCCGGCAGGAACGGGCTGTCGGTGCTGGGGAAGCGCCACCGGGACCATCCCTTGCGCTCCGCCGCGCTCTCATACAGATCGTGGAACCAGTTCAGCCCCTTCGGAGTGGAGATGAACATCGCCCAGCCCTGTCGGATCGAGAGCGTCGGGCGAAGGATGGGCCACGCCTGCGGCTTCGCCTGCGCGCACTCATCGAACACCAGGCCGTTCAACGTCGCGCCGCGCAGGGAGTCAGGGTTATCCGCCGATCTGGCCTGGATCGTGCCGCCGTTCGGCATCTTCACCCGCCAGACCGGGCGACCCTCCATGCGGACGCCGGGGATCGGGGCGACGAGCTGCGTGATCACGCTCCACCCGCGTTCCGTCAGATCGAACGTCGGCGCGACCCACCACACGTCCTGGCCCTCCAGCGCGGACTTCACGCAGAGCACCGCGCCCAGATGGGTCTTCCCGAACTGCCGGCCGCACGCTACGACCTTGAACCGAGCGCCGTCCCGATACACCTCGTACTGACGATCATGTAACGCCGGGAGCGTGACCTCATACGCTTCCGGCCGAAGTCGGATCGGGGAGTGCTCGGCTGGCTGACTCTTCCTGCTCAACGAACTCCCCCTCGATCACTGGATGCACCGGCCGGCCGTCCGCGAAGGATAGGTTGATGACGACCGGCGCGGGACCGCTGGCCGCCCCCGGCACCGCCGGCGCGTAGCCCGGTTCCTTCCGCTCCACGAACTTCCACGCCAGATCGGGGCGATCGGGGAGTTCCTTGTAGATGATGCCCAGCGCACGCATCCGGGGAGCCGCTTCAGCCTCCAGGACCTGCTCGTAGAACTCCCTGAACTGCGTGCCGGGGCTCGCTTCCTTGCCCCGTGCGATCCAGCGTCGGATCTGCGCCTCGTCGATCCCTGCCAGCGCCGCGGCCGTCGTCCGGTGCGCGCCCACCTGCAGCGCCTGCAGGATGCGCTCACGACGCTCCTGCGTAAACTTACTCCGGTTCGGCATCCCCGAAGCCCTCCGAGATCGTCCAGCCCTTGCTGAACTCGCCATCACCGTGCCGTTGCAGCATGTCACCGTGGTCCAGGAGCCGCTGGACCTCATCGCGCTCCATCCCCAGCCGGCGCACGACCTCCGCCTCCGGCACACCCAGCTCCTTCACCATGTCGCTCACGATGTCCGCCATCTTCACGATCCCGTGGACGCCGCGAGCCCGGTTGTGTCGGATCGTGGCCATGCGCTGTTGCGCCGGCTCCATGTCCGCCGGCAGCTTCACGATGGGCACCAGGCCGCCCGTGAGGTCACCGATGCGTGGATCACCGCTGCAGAGCCAGCGATGGAAGCCGTCAACGATCTCCCCGCCATCTCGGATCACGATCGGCTGCGTCCAGCCGTCCTCCAGGAGCGACACCTTCAGCAGCTCGAGCTCAAGCGGAGCGACGTGATTCGGGTTGTAGTCGTTGGCGCGCAGGGTGTCACGCGGCACCCACTCCACCGCGCTCACGGGCTGGTCGCTCAGAGCTGGCGCTTGTCGCCGCCGGCCGTTAGTTCGGCTCGATACTTGACCCATAGCTTCTCGCGGTCCTTCCCAGGGTAGGGTTGCGGCCTCCGGCCCTTCAGATCGCCGCGGATGGCGAGCTGCGCGAGGTAACGGTAGCTGATCCCGCTGATCGGGTGGGGCGTATGGAACACCAGCGGAT